TATGACCATGTATTTTTCATAAACGACAAAGATCGTCCAAGAGCGCACCAAATAACAGATGGTTAGAGTCGTCGAAAACATCAGTCGTCTAAGTTCACCTTAGAGCGAGTGCTGTTTTGTGTCCCATCCATGCCCCATTACATCACTGGGCAGTCGTCGAACTCGCCAGAGCGAGCGTAAGGGTTTTCTTTACATTTTGCTCAGGCAATATTCCCGGTGTTTACTCGGGCATGAACACTGAGCAACCCACCGCTGCTCATTCTTACGAAAAATGGCGGCGTTTTTTACGAGCCCTGCTCCTGCTTTAAAGCCTCTTCCACTTGTTTCTGATTCCAGATGCTGTCAGCTGGCATTTCTACACGAACGCTGACGAACTGATCAGCCGGGATGTCAACCGGCTCGCCATCTGCCAATCCAGCGCGCTCATTCCTGGCAAATGCTGGCGCAGAAGGATGTTCGCGGTGATAGGTTTTTACCAGCACAGAGCCGTCTGCGTTAACCTCGTAGTCCAGCCATATAAGCGGTTGCTTATTCCTGTCTGTGGGAATCTCAAACCCTCCGTCGATACCTCCCCATGCAGCGTCTGAATTGAGTGCTTTACAGCCTTCAATAAGATATTGCCCGACATCCAGACGAGTGACCGTGACGCCTTCTGATTCGTCGTTAGTTTCATACTTACCATCAGTGAAGATTTTGACGACCGGGGATGCCTGCTTTATAAAGCCATTACTGTCTACAGCAGTATTTTTTGTGTCCCACAATGCTCTGCCATTTGTCGATGTAATTAAGTTCGTCTCGCTGATTCCACCTGCAAAAACTCTTATCGGGCCACCATTAAAATGGAAGTTGAGCACAGCAAATGTATCTCTGGTCCTGAAAAACAACGATGGGGAATACTGATAAAAAGGCGTATCACCGCTCGTAACTTGAGCATCATTTCTGAATGCACACAATCCTGTTCCCTTCGTTGTAAAGTTGTCGTTGATGAGAGAACTGAAATTAGTCGAGTTCGTTGTAATTGCACCATAAGCTAACCCAAGACCAAACATGCCGGGCTGCATGACATCATTGCTCGTTGTTCCTGTGTTTTTCGTTGCAGAACTTCCCAAACCGAGGTTTGTGCGAGCGCCTGATGCGGTCGTCGAACCGGTACCGCCCTGGTTAAGAGGCACGGCCCCGCCGCTCTTAGTCGCCATATTGTCAGACAGATATTTCCAAGACGGGCCGGTGAAGGTAGTGCCATCTGGCAGCTTCACTGTGATGTTTCCGTCTGTACTGTAAACCTGCTGCCAGTTCTGTTTGTCGTAATTCAGTCCACGCAGTGCCTCAGCGCTTTGAGCCACCAAGGCAGCCGTGACCATGTTCAAAGCAACACGAGGCACGGCAGACCACGCAGCGCCGGATTGTGTCGGACCTGTGTAAACACTAACCAGCGTCAGTGATGTATTGTTATTTACTGTTTTAACCGGGAGTGTATAAGGGATGCCGCCGACAGTTACGACAATAAAATCACCGGCAGCAAGTTCTGTTGTAAACGCTGTGCCGCTGCCAGTAACAGCATCGGTGTCATTGGTAAGAGTTAAGGTTCCTGCTGACATGAATATTTCCTCAATACATATCCGGAAGGACAAGAATTGGCATATTGATATTTTGATTAAATGTCATATCAAATCTGTTGTCATTGTAATTACCAACAACCTGGTTATACGCTGACCGGATGTTTCCACCTGACATTACCACACCCTTTTTTCTTATATTAAAATATCCATCCACTCGTCTTGACTGTGCGCCAGTGAATACAATCTGACAATATTTATCACCTATGTATTGATTATTGTCTGTTACCGTTAGTTGCTGGTCATACACAAATGGCCGCTTCACTGTTGAAAATGTCACCTGCCCAGCCGAATTAGTCATGGTAATTCCATCACCGGCTACAGGCGCGGTATTATTGAAAATTACCAGTTCCATTGTTACAGATGCGGAAACATCATCCCGTCCTGAGTAATTGATGTCTCTTACAATAATATTTGCTCCGTCAAATCCTACAGACACATTATTGTTATCCCACTTCCCGAACGGTATTCCTGATACGGGAAGCGCCATCGAGCCGTTGACTGTCACCGTGCCAACGTAAGCACATGTCATTAATCTTGCCTGATTCGAAATTGCAGTGAAATCAGTAGAGTTGGAAACGAGAAGTCCTTCGTTGTAAGTAGCAGCAGGGAGAATTTCAAATACAGTTCCTGCCCAGTTTGGTATTCGCTGGTAGTTTCCCCTGTTTGTACCGTTAACAGTCACACCGTTGTCTCCGTTTCTTGTAACGGATGTCATATATATCGGTAAAACTATCCATGTCTGATTGTCTGCGAACTCCTGAACGTCAACCGGACGTGTCGGTAAAACAAAAACTGTGGAGCCTGACGTTAATGGAGTATTAACCTGAAACTGGTTTGCCCCCGTACCGTAACCAGCAAAACTTGTGCAGAATGACGGAGCACGGAGCCCCGCTGTAATCGCCATCGCAGGACGGCCATCGTTATAATCTATCAGTATTCCTTCCGGCATATTTCACCTTATGTCCAGCGGCCAACAACAACACGACCACCTCCTGAGAGATTTACTGTGATCCCATTGCCGTCAATGCGAGTAACGTTATTCACTCCGTTAAATGAAAATTCACCGCTGTCGGCATAGAGTTTCCCATGGAATTCTGGGCTACCAGATTTTGGTAAATTCCATCCGCGTCCACCACCACCGGGGATAAAGTTTGCAGACTGAAGTGAATCGGTAATTTTCGCAAAATCGATTGATGCTTCCTGAATTAATGCGCTACGAATAAATACTTGTCCGTTATAGACGAAGAATGCAGCCTGCCAGTTGCCGGGGTTATTACCGGAATAAATGCCGAACTGATCCGCGGCAAATACAACGGTAGATTTATAGCTATTCCCCGATGGCTCGATAGACATGCCGAATCCGGTGTTATATTTCACACCGTTCCTGACAATCCCCATATTGAGTGTGTAAGAGGCTTTTGCAGTCCCATCACTATTTACCTCAGCGGTCATTTTCTGATTTACGGCTGAGGTTAACTCTCCTTCAGGGCCTATTTGTGCCTGTACGTAAGTGGAAAGATCGGCGAGCCCCTGCTCGGCAGTAGCGACAGTTGTTTTCACAACAAGGATATCGGCACGTACCTCACCATACTGCTGATACTGGTGCTCAACAGTGCCGTGGTTCGCCAGCGCGTTCGACATGATACCGTCCAGGTTGGTGTTGACACCCTGCTGAACATTTTTAAACGCATCTGATTCGCGGATCTGCTCATCAATGAGTTCTATCATTCCAGGAATGTCTGATGACGCCTGACCTGATGCCTCAACGAACTCCGATACCCCGAAAGCATTTTTGGTGCGGACATAAACGTAATACGTCTTATCAGCCTGTAGACCATGAAGCGTCCACTGGTTAGAGCGCCCAAGGAACTGAATCTGGTCTTCAATATCGTCAGGATTGACAATCTGGTTCTGCCCGGAGTACCAGAACTCAAAAGATGTGTCTGTCGTTGCCGTAATGCGCATGACAGGCACAAGGTCAGCAGAGAAAAGGCCGGGAGTCCAGACAACGCCGGATGGCGCTGGCGGCGCACCAATAACCATGTTTACCTGCGTCTCCGCCCCTTTCATTCCGTTTTCGTTGCGACCGCGTACGCCGAGAGTGTAACTCCCTGCTTCCAGCCCGTAGAAATCGTAGCGGAACTGGTCTGTTTCATACTGAGCAACAACCTTGCCTTCATCGTTGTACACGTACAGTTCGAACATCAGTTTTTTGGTGGTGGTAGCTGTCTCCCATGTAGCAGTAACCTGAACAGTCTCAGAGTTGGTGTTGATGATGCGCAGGTTCTCTACGTTCGGCACTCGATACCCGTTCAGTGTATCGTTGGGAACTTCAAACACGGCACCTTCATCAACAATGGCCTGTTTGTTCGGGTCATGTTGTGATGCAGTGATGCTGTAGACCGAGTTGTTATCGGTCTCTGCAATGCTAAGGATGCGGAATAGTCTGGTAGAAACGTTACTGGTAGATATGGCAAATACAGTACCGTCACGAACCCATGCTGGAGTCGTTTTCAGCGTCACCACGTTGCCGGAAATGCTGCCAATCTCGTATTTAACGAACTTCCCGTTGCTACCCATGATTGACATGGTGTCGCCGTCTGATATCAGGGATGAATCAACCGCATCCACGGTAATTCTGTTACCTGCATGCGACATAATGCGGCCACCAAGACGCGCACCAGCATAGTTGTTATCCATGATTTCAACGATATCACCCGGCGTGAAGTGGATAGCATCGCGCGCCATCTGGAAAGACAGTCTGCTGCTTTCCCGTTTCGCCGTTTCAAGAAGCCATTTCCCAGCGCGCCATGCCTGCCCGCGAGAGGTACACCCGAAGGCCTCAAGGGTAGTCTCGTTGTAATTTCCACGTGCAATCATGTCGTCATCGGATACGTACTCTTTTACCTGCTCCCAACCGTTATCCGGGTCGGTCCATGACACCACCACTGCATTGTATTTCTCAGAGCGCTTCACAGAGCTTCGCTTGAAGTTGCCATCAACCACGTTAGCATTCGTGATTGTCGCAATCGGATCTTGTGGCGCATCCAGCATGACAGACAGGCGCACACCGTCCCACAATGCAATTCCACGGAACATGCTCGCTATCTTGTCGAGAATGTCTCTCGCACTAGCCTGCTCTGTGATGTAGGCGTTTAGCGTCATGCGTGGTTCTTTTCCGCCGTACCCATCGTCAACAAGCTGATCGCAATACTGAGACAGCACATACAGTGCACCGTCATCCACATCTATGTAGCCGGCACGTTTAGCCAGCCCGAAACGAGAATTCTTTGCCAGCTCTCTGAACAACCAGGCTGGGTTATTGGTCCATGCCTGCTTGAATCCACCTGTCCACAGCCCTGAGTAAGTGCGGGCTATAGGGTCATAATTGTCTGGTACGGGTACAATCAGCCCGCGAAGATGGTAAGTGCGGCTTGGGGTATCTGTGTACTGGTCGCGATCGATTACTGCTCCAGCGATGGCTGAAAATGGATAGCTAAGGTTGTCGTCAGTGATTTCACTGTAGCTATTCCAGATGGTGCCGTTGGACAGTAAATCGCTGCTGCTGTCAGGTGTAATGCGGCGAACACGAATATCAAACGGCTTAATATCCGGAGCATCAATCAGATGGGCCTCAAGGTATTCGCCTGATATCTTCCCGGTGATAGTCACGGTCTTTTCAATAACCCAGCCTGAAGCACCGGTTCTGCTCTCCAGCACCAGAGTGGCGGACGTGTTTTTCTGATTGCCTTTGGTGTCCTGCTCGACCAGTCCGGTCACACCAACGTTAAACCGCACCCGGGTAACGTCCTGATCGGTTATGGTGCGAACCAGCGGAGTATCATAGGTTACTTCGGTGTTTACGATGGTGGTCGCTTCAATAGCAGAGAAGCCATTAATGGGGGATTGCGTTTCAGAGCCTGGGCGCCAGGCGACGCTGACACCATTTACGCTGACAATGCCTGTCGCATCAGTTACGGGAGTCTTATTGAGCTTGAATGATGACAGGTGTTCCTGATCAACGGGACCATAGATAGGCCCTTCGCTGATGAGATCCAGTACCCGGTAAAATTGCTTTGACTTGAGGTTATCGTCGAGGAGTTTGGGGGTTGATGCTTTGCCGCCACCTGAAGACATAATGCCACCTTAGCTAATAGATTCCGTCCAGTCCTGGTTGTTGCTTGTGTCGATACCGAGTGAAATTACGTTCGAACCGACCTCCATTTCTCCCAGTAGGAGTGGCACCGCGCGCCCCTGCCCCACCCGGTTCTCAGCACTGGTAAATGAGTTATTTGTGAGCGTATTGGTCTCTGCGGCTTCTGCGGAGGTTTTGGTCTTCATGTTGCGTGACATGTAAACCGAATAAGCTATAGACGCTACGCTAACGGCAACCGCAATCCATGCGGCCGCAGCGGCGGTGATCGCCCCCTCCACTACCGGCACGAACAGGACCACTGAGCCATCTTTAAGGTGGCGGTCCATATGCCATTGCATCGCAGATGCCTCAATATCCTCGCCCGCTACCCGCACACGCAGCTTTGTATTGAGAAAGGCTTTTTTGAATTCGAAATCCTGCGCCAATAGGAGGCGTAATCCCTGCGCGGGAGTATCAACGTTCAGGGATATCTGGCGGTAAAATCGGCGTAGACTGCCTGCAAATTTAAAGATGAGCACTGTTCGTGTCTCCAGATTGAATGCATCTGCTTAACGTATGCCGGGCGCATTGGTTCTCTCCGGCTCAGGTGTCCGGCGTGGTCGTGATGAAGTACCATGTTGTCTTCGAGGAGAATCATTGCGTGGCAAGGGTCAGCGCCGGGGAATGGCTGTCTGATAATGACGTCACCTGGTTGCGCCTCTCCCGGCGATACCTGGCGGAATCCATTGAGCGGCATGTTGCTCAGATAGAGGTTTTCACCGCGCAACCACCATCCGTTAGTGCGCTCAAAATCAGGCAGGTCAATGCCGCACAGGTGGTATGCGTCCCTGAAAAGGGTGTAGCAGTCCATGACGCCATGTTCGAACCTGCGCCCCCGCAGGAATGGAACGGGCCTGTATTTCCTCAGTTGCCCGCCAGATGCAAGCCACCATGGCAGCCCCGTCATTACCTGCATCTGCCGGTCAGAACCAGAAAGCACTGGCTGGCTTTGCGGATGCGAATGGAAGACTGCGATAATCTCCCCTTCTTCCTCCGCCGCAAGCCAGTCATCATCACTTATGCGGAAGTGATGCCATGGCTCTGGATGCACATTCCGACAGCGAAACACTCGCTCTTCACCCAGGATAAGCGCGCATACTTCATCCTGCGACGATGCCGCATAATCGAGTAATTCTTGCATCAGGAGACCTTTTGAGAGCCCGGGAAGCTGCTTATTGGCATTGGTTCAGGGCGTGGATAGCGGAACCTACAACCGGTTCGACGATGAGAGCATTTGTCTTTCGACGGGTCTGATGTCGGATTGTCTCGTTCGTCTGCAACGGGCGGCCCGTCATACCCACACCCGACGCCGCGATACTGCCACTGGCACACGTCGGCGAGAATAGTTCGAGCCGGAATAATGGCGTTATCGCAGTCAATCGGCGTCGCCAGAGTATAGGTGACCTGCTCGAACGTCTCTTCAGTCATCTCCTCGACAACATAGCGAGATACGGCTTCCTGTGTCGGATCTGCATCAGGATTGCCGTTCGGAAAATTCACCGCGTCCAGATATTTCACCGGAACCTGACGCCGGGTAATAACCACGCCCAGCATGTCGTCAAAGTCATGGTTAATCCCGGTCAGCAGGCCGGTAACGTTCGCCACCGACATTGATGGGCGGGCATATGTGCCTTCGTTCTTTGACTCGAATCCTTCAACCGCTATCGGGTACGCCTGGTACTGGTTACCTTTCCAGATAACATTGCCGTAATAGCCGTTTGTGCCGGAATGGAAACGGATAAGGTCACCACCAAATGGTTGCAGGTCAGCTTCGAACAGGTCGATAAATGCGCCAACTCCGGCGTCCACGCTGTCGATAATTAAATTTGCTGGTATGTCGCGCACGGCAAACTCCCATTAAAAAACCACCAGGAGGTGGCTTATCGTGGTACTTGTTCAAATGTGGCCGTCAGTTCAAACAGCGGCCCGGTCTTTGTCATATTCCAGGAGCGGCAGACATAAAGCTTCTGTACTCCCGTATCGGATGGCGTCCAGTAGAACGCTTCTACTGCCATTCGAGCCTTGAGAAATGCCTCAGCATCCTTCGCGGGGTTGCTACGGCACGCTCCGCTGACGCCGCGAAAGGTGAGCGAGTATTTATCCATTAACGGGTTGATACCCTTCACCTGTCGCTGTTCGTAACCGTCGCCCAATTTAACGACAGCAACATTCGGCGTGCGCTCAACTGAGTAGGCTTTCTGCGGTGTCCATGTGAATATTTCTGGCATTATATCCTCCACTAATTTAACCAGCCCCGACCGCTCATATATCCTACAAGAAGCGTAAACACGGGAAAAAGAATCCACAGGAGCCAGGAATAATGCTCGACAAAATCAGTCATCTTTCACCTCTTTTTGGTTTGTTATCTCCATTGGTGGGGATTGTTACATTCTTTATTGGCAGGAAGCTCGGAAAGCGCGACGCCTACCGAAACGAGCGTAATAAGGCTGCTGAGCCAGTGCATATCGGTGTTATGTCGCATATTGAAAAAATTTCACAACGGATGAACGTCAGAATACCCATCACTCAAAAGCAGATTGATACCCTATGCTGGCACTCATCCTGTAATGAAGCAGACAAAATTCGCGAGGCATGGATACAATATAAGGCTGTAGAATCTCAGGCTGGCGATGAATATCAATCCAATCCTGAATTTACCGATTACGACCATTTCGTTGATGTCGCCAGAAAGGTAGCAGTACTTGCCAGGAAGCGGTGACTACCGTTTTGTCCTCGGCTGTATCATACCATTTGGCCGATTGGCCTGGTCATTAATCTGGTAAAGTGCTACCTGCTTCATAGATTTAACAATCCACGCCTTTGTTGCATCGTCTATGCCGCCAGTGGTGTTAATTTCGAAGGTGATGTGCTGAACTACGCTGCTGCCACCACTACCACTTCCATGCATATCTCGGTTGCTAATCACCCGCCCGTTATCACCCGGTATCATGTACTGACTACCATTGCTGGCCTGAAATATTTCAGGCTTTCCGTGCTCGCCTACCCGGTACATAGAACCTGCATCTACAGGCCCTCCGTTGTAGCGAGCACCTGCCACCGCCATTCCTTTTGCAGCCAGCAATGAACCGGCATACGCAGCCTGGCCTACCCCTGCTGCGCTGCCGTATGTGGCGATTGAGGCGCTCATTGCGGCTGGCGCCCATGCAGAGGCGGCGGCGGTAGCCTGTGCCATAGTCGATGCCAGTGATGCAGCGGCTGCAGCTTGCCCCATTAACTGACTCTTAACCCACTCCACGCCCATCTGAACAAAGCTGCCAACCACGCTGTTGAGGATGGTGGTGCCGATGTTAGCGAATGATTCCTGCAGGCTTTGGGTACCATTGATGAGACCAGTTATCGCATTAGTAGCGCCACCTTGAAGGGAATCTACAGCCGCGCCAAGCATGCTATTAATCTCGCTTTGCTGCTGCCATTCCTCCCACATTGCGGCCATGCGTTTCTGATGATACTGATCTTCAATTCCTGCACGGACGGCTTCTGCTTCTGCAATTTTTTGTGGGTAGAGTTGCACATACTCGTCAAGCTGCGCCATTTGCTGTGCGTAGATGTTATCTACTGCGGCAACTGGTGATACCTGCCCCTGTAGCCCGGTAAAGTTTTGACCCGCCTGTGTGCGCTTCCTTTCCTCTTCCGCCGCCGCTTTGGTTGCCTGCTGTATTTTCCATATGGATTCCGCTTGCTGTTCAGCTTTGGCAATCTGTTCTGCTGATGCTTTGTTTCCAAGAGCAACTACGGCATCGTATTTCGCTAATTCGAGCGAGCCATCGGCGTAACCAGTGTTCAGGCGGGATAATGCGTTGCTTTGTTTCGCGAGCGCTTGCTGGGCCGCATCAACAGAGGATTGATGTCGAGAGCTTGCCTTTGCTGCTTTATCTCGTTTATCTTTTTCTTCCTCCAGTTGGGCATTGACTCTTGACGCCGCTATAAGTTGATCTTTCTGTTCGCGAGTTAGGTTTTGCTGTTCAATTCCATATTCAATGGCTGCCTGCTTGCCTTTGGTTAGCGCTATTCTCTGCGCTTCAAGTTGTTTGCTGATTCCATCAAAATTAGCCTGCTGCGCCTCCGTTCTAAGCTCATTCAGCGTGTTTTTCAATGCCTCGCCATCATCATGAGCCTGTTGCATTGCAGCGGCGGCATCAAGAATTCTTGTCCTAAGATTATGTATAGCATCAGCACCATCCTGAGTTGTCGGCTTAAGAGAACTCATGTAATTAACAAGAGAGCTTACTGCTTGTGGTGATGGGTTTTTAGCAAGATCTGTTAGCCTTTTTCCTAGCCCAAATGCCGCATCATCAGAAATATCAAACTGGCTGGAAAGCATCGCAACCGTGTTAAACAATGTCATGGTTGAGGAGTTAAATGCCGGGCCAAGCGATGTTGCTTTCTTAATCGCATCGTTGAAATTACCGGAACTAATCTCCATCGTATCCATTGCACCACCAAAAGCCTTAACGCTAGCCACACCACCATTAAGACTTCTCCACCAAGATGACTGATCATCAATAACGTTAGTGATAGCCTTGCCTGCATCCCTAACAGCTATCTCAAATTGCTGAACGGCATTATCTCTTAACTGAGTAGCTAAAGTGGCGTTTGTGACAGCCAGCCTGGCATAGTCATTAGATAGCGCTGCGACCCCCTGACTATTTATAACCACAACTTTATTTAAAGTTTCGGCCGCATTTTTCAATTGCTCCATTTCGTCTTTCGTACTGCCTAATGCAGTCGATAGCGATCCAACCAATACGGAACCTAAAGCGATAACCGCCCCAACCACTGCGCCGCCGGGGCCAAACGCACCCGCGAGCTGCGAACCTTGCTGACTGAATGCCACAAGAGCTGACTGACCACCCTGAACCTGGACAATAAAATCTTGAATCTGATAACCTGCCTGTTGCATACCTGACCTCAATCCACCAGATACCGCGCCAGCAGTTTTCGTTACTGTTGTGTTTAGCTTTTCGGCTGACCTGTCTGCCTTTTTAAATCCAGACTCCATGTTGTCGGTAATGCGATCAACTTGCTTATTTGCTTTCAATAGCTGGTCTGTTTCAGCTTTTATAATTATTTCAATTTCACCAACCGTTGTAGCCATGTGATTTTCTCCAAGCGTAAAAAAACCGGCCGACAGCCGGTTTATTAATTAAAAACTTATCACTTACACCATCGTTCCTGTGATTTATTAAAATTATCAATAATCAGTGAAGTAAGATGCCGTGATTCATTGCTTCTAAATGAACCTGGGTGCCTTGACATTTTCAGGAAAGTAGATTCATCAGCATCGACATAAACAAATCTTGCACCTATTCTGCTGAGATCTGTTTCCCCAGAAACTATGCCGCACACTGCGTCTTTCCCTTCATGTCTAAAAATCTTAACATCGTGGAATTCTACGCCTTTACTGATATTGAAACTCCTATCACAAACTACCTTAGACGCTCCTTGAGAGATAGTCCCCGCAGACTCCATAAACCGCCAGTTTTCACATTCACCTGGTTTGTACTCCTTTGCCAAGGCGCTTTTGACTGAAGTCTTTGCCTCTGTTAATAGCGCGTCATCGCTTTTATTATCGCACCCTGGTAATAAAACACAGGCAAGCAATATAAGCGGTAACTTATTCACATTGCTGCCCCACGTTCTTTATGGATGGATATCTCGTTAAGATGTTCAACAACCCTAATGCCAAAATCAGTGATCGTGTATGGCTTGGTGAATATATTTATCATCTCAGAAAGATGTTTATGTGGATCGCTCAAAATTGGGTGTTCTGGTGAGTTTTTAGCATTGTAGTGAGACACGCCAACGAGAGCAAACGCCAACTCTTCAAATACAACACGCTTCGTTACTCCATCATATGTAACTTTATCATCGCCAGTTTTATGTTTAAGATAGCGTAAATAGGCAGCAGCAACTTCCTCTGCCAAGCGTTGCAATTGGTCTTGTTCCATGTTGCTTCTCCAGTTTTGGGTATTAAATGAATCCTACCACCAGTTGACGGACAGATCAGCATCCGCTATCTTGTTTTGCACGAGGCGTCGAAACCTCTTCTCAGTGCGGTCAGAACCAACCCCGACAGTGTTGGCTTTTTTATGTCTGTCATTCAGTGAACGCATAGCGCGGTCACGTCCCGAACAATGTCGGGAGGGCGACGAATACAACACCCTTACGGGGAATAAGTCCGCGGTCTCACTGAGCCGTTTCGAACCTCCCGGCACCACTCCGATAGTGGTACTTCGAAAAAATCAGTGAGGTCATTATGACTAACCAAATCATCATCTCCGATATCACCATCCATAAAGACGCTCAGGGGCGCTACTCGCTGAATGATCTGCATCAGGCATCAGGCGGCGAAGAGAAAGACAAACCTGCAAACTGGCTTCGCTTAGATAAAACCGTTGAATTAATTGATGAAATTTTAAATGCTCAGATCCGAGCATTTAAACCTGTTGATTCCCGTAAAGGACGCTACGGTGGCACTTACGTTTGCAAGGAACTGGTTTACTCTTATGCCATGTGGATCAGCGCCTCTTTCGCTCTCAAAGTGATTCGGGCATATGACGCGATGGTATCTGGTAACGTGGAAATTAAGCCAAAAATTCGCCAGTGCACAGCAAAACAACTCACCCCGCTGCGCCAGACGGCAGAACGGTTAATCACGACTGGCCTCGGTAAAATCTATCCCGATATCTGGAAGTTAGTGCATCAGCGCTTCGACGTTGAGCATATTCATCAGTTGCAGCCTGAGCAGGTCAGCGAAGCCATCGAATACCTGACCGTGCTGGAAGGTGAATATCTTGGACGCGAGACGCTTCCTGCAACTTCGTCAGGGCATCTCACCAGTGAAGAACTTTGCACCCTATGCTGGGTATGGAATGCCGCCGAATACATGCGGGAAAAAATCGAACTGGCATACCCGGCACTGAGAACTCTCAAATCTGAATACGCTCCAAGTTTCTACTCAATGGCACTTGAGTATCAGCGAACCCTGGAAGCCGGAAGGAAGATTCTCGAACGTGAAACAAAACACATTGCTCCTAACCCTCACAGCATATCAGATGAAAACTGGCGACGAGTGCTGCCTCGTTTACGCCAAGTAAATTACCTCAACTGACTCATCTATTGGCACAAGGACGTGCTATCCCCTTTGGTAAATGTGCTAAAAGAGTAGCAGGGATCGGGCGACGACAGAACAGTTACAGATCACTTGGTAACTAAAGCAATGAATAATGGAACAAGTATTGCCGATACCAAAAGGCCAACCAGCCATTTTTGGTTGTCGTCGATCTTATCAATGAATCGCTTTTCCATTGATGAAAGGTTTTGGTTGATGCTTTTCAGCTCAGATTCAATGCCTCGGATGTTTCGCTCTCGCAGTTCGTCTGTGGCTTCAAGTCTTGCAAGTCTCTCGCGTGTGTACATATCGCCTCCGTCACTGCCGCTACCGCCACCACCATGTTTTGGGAAGTCTACAACGTGAATATTGTCATCCATCTTGCTATTCATTAGTCCCTTTCCCTGAATCTGAAAGCTTCTGCTCCACCCACTTCAATACCGGCCACGTTGCAAAATGCATCGAATACGCACAGTTTTTGCATATCAATCGATACTCATATTTCACCAATGAGTATGGTGGCCCTTCTGTGTCTAGTTTGACTGGAATGGCATAAGTGTTGCTTTCACACCCTTCAGGCCCTACAGTCATCGAACTGGCGTTAGGGATAGAAATATCATCACTACCACAAATTGGACATATGACTGTTTTGACGCCGCGTTCGAAAAGATATTCAGAGAATAGCTCTGGAGTGACTTTCTCCAGTCGTCGCTGAAGTGTCAGTTGAAGCTGCATTTGGCGCTTTTTTTCATCTTCCACTTTGATTCACCACGAAATGTATTTCCGTAAATTTATCACGCGGGACATCGCTATATAAACTGATCATCTATCCATGGCGACGACAAAACCCGCAGTTAAGCGGGTTTGGGTTATAGCTTTGCTAAAGGGTGGTGCTACTTTCTGGAAAGGATCTTTCTCAGCCGCCTTTCACATCTCGCCTGTGCATCCCAGTAACGCTGGATTGGCTTGTTGATGTAGTGGATAGCTACGTCATCACGATCCACCTTCGTAACCGGTCGTGTCTCAATACCTGCGCGACAGAACATCCGCTGGGTCATAAAATGAGCAAGCCGCTTAATTGCTGTGTTTCGACTAAAACAGCGGAACGTCTTGCCATGATTAGAAACCACGTACACCGGGGCGCTTACTCGCTGTAAAGCCTGCATCAGAACATCCCCTTTATGTCGATTTGGTTAACTGCCTTCCATGCCTCTGCGGGCCATGATTTTACACTACCGTAGGTCGCATCCGGTACGTCTTTAGGCTCCATGCCATTAGCGGCACACCATTTCTTCAACGGCCAGTGGCTGAATGACTTACCAGTTACTCGCTGCACTGCTTTAATAGTCGCGTGTTTTTTGCATTCACCCAATTTCTCAGCCAAAGCATTCGCCTTACGTTTCTCCGCAGAGGCGGTCGCCATAGCAGTAGCTTCCCGCTTCTCAGAGATCCAAAGCTTCTCTTTCACTGCCCGGTCACGCTGTTCGGTGATAACCCGGTTTTCCTTCACCTTTGCCAGCAGGTCTTCTAAAGCCGCTTCGTAGGTAAGTGGGATGCCGACAGCCGTGGCTGGACGGAAGTACGAATCCTCCAGGCGCTCAAAGAAAGACCACGCCTCGTCAGTATCGACAATTTTTGACATGCGAGCCGCGCCTTTTTCTGTCCAGAGCGTCACAGAGCGCGCTTTGTTTGAAATTTGTGCGTGACTATTAGTCACTCGCAAACTCTTCAGCTCTCCTCCTTTAACAGTGAAAATATGGATCCCCTCAATAAATCGGGAATTGTTACGAGAGTGATTTTTACGGATATTGGACTCATCCGTTCCGTATCCTTTGGCAAGAGTATCAGTCGTGACGACCCTCACTCCTTCCCACACGATTACAGGGCAATCGAGGGGATCGACAACCGCATTTAACGGTGCTACATTTACAGCAGTTGATGAAGATTGTTGCATGTAAGACTCCAATCAGTAGTTAATGTAAGCCGCCAGCAGCCACTGGCGGTTTTTCTTTTTGCGCTGTCCTGTGCACTAATCAATGAATCCATTCCTCGCCGCGCAGTTTTGCCAGCATTGGCTGAGCGTTCTTTACGACAAAATTGTTGGTATCAAGATTCTTCATTTCACGAAGAAGTGATTTCTTGGTTTCTTCTGACATGTAGCGAGTCTCATATGCAATATCGTAAATCCTTCCTGAAAGCTCAGAACCAATTTGCTTCATTCCTGGATAGATGTGTTTGCACATTTGTTGACTCTTCTCCATCCACAATTGTAAGTAGCAGAGATTGACCAGCTCTTCGTCAGTAAACTGTTTTGCAATCGGTGAGCATTCTGCCTGCCGATCCAAAATATCCAGCACCCAACGGCGGAACTCTTTGGCCTTGGGCGTAGAAGCAAACATCGCCACCAAGTGAGCGCCTCGGAGTGAGTAAACTCTGACAGATTTGTTACGTAAGCTATTGTTTATCCCGTTGACCTTCATATTGAGGGTCAACGACATAGAGTCGGAAAATTCATCGGCGTTACGAGCATAAATCTGGCTGATGGCATCGGTTTTTTTGTAGCCGAGGGCCTTAGCTAGTTCAGTGGAGGTAAACCAAATAGAACCGCCTTCTGTCACAGGATTAAAAGCGAATCCTTGGAAGTTGTAATCTGATTTTGCTACAATATTCATGTCGATATTTCCTTCGCTGGAATCATTTGACACTGAAGCCCTAGCTGTTCGAGCAGTTGGGGCTTCAACATTTTTAACGACCATTCGCCACCTCTTCCCTTACACCCTTTGCCAGCAAACGAACTATTGCAGAGTTCAGCGAAATGCAGTCCATTTCCGCCAGTCTGCGAAGCTCCTGATCGAGTCGAGAAGGTAGTCGAAGATTGAGTTTGATGTTTTTGCGCTCAGTAAAAAGCGTATCTTGCATTGCTTTATCTCCTTTTGGGGCCAAGTTAACACCTGATATTAAGTTAACACCATTGCGCGATATGTCAAGTTGGCCCCATAATAATTTTCAAAATATTCTCAGGTGATGTTATGAGTAAGTACCCAAGCCAGATGCAAGATAAGTTCAACCTCCGCTTCCCGGACGGGATGCGCGACGCCATAGCCGAACGCGCCAAAGCTAATGGCAGGTCAATGAACTCTGAGATAGTTCAGATACTGGAGGATGCCCTTAAGGCGCAGATTGTTGCTTGGGATAAGCCACTCTCCCCATCATCAAGTGATGAGGTTGTCACTATGTCGATGAGTCAACTTAACAAGATTGTGTCGCTTGCTGCTGAAGATACTGCAAAAAGTGTCGTTGAAAACCTTATAGAAAAGTATGAAATGATCCCAAAGAAGAGCAGCAAGCCCACCTGACCGGCTAGCCTGATCAAATATCAGGCTTCCTGGCGTTCTCTTTTTTGCGGTACTTTGGTCATGTTTTTGGTGATCTTTCCAAAATCTTCATCATAGAAGATTTGTTCCAGCTCTTTGTTCAGCAAAGCTGCAATGGCGGAGCGAAGAAAGAAGCGCAAACAACAAAGTCGTTCAGACCAACTATCAAAGGAGAATGTTATGCGCACCCCCGGCTTAAGGCTGTCCTTGCCGTCTGATATGTCAGATGCTTTTTGTACAATTCTTGATGAATACGCCATACAGCACTCCTTAGCGGAAGAAAAAAATAACGGACCAAAACTGGCTGTTAACTCAGCTCAGGATTCGATGAAGGAGATAGTGATTGAACTTATCAACTCAGGACCATTCTGGGCGGCTTTTAGCGCCTGCTTTATCGCCTATCTAAACCGAAACAGAGGCAAGAAAGCGACCATCGAAAAGGACGGGAAGAAGATATCGCTTGATAACATCACCCACCACGAATTGACTGAAATCCTTGAAGACGCCAAAACAATCGTATTCAGCGAGAGCGACGACAAAAAGCCCACCTGAGTGGGCTGTACGCACCATTCATCACGCTGCCGCATAAAGAAGCTTCATCTGCCCTTTGACGGGGAATGCTGCCATGCAACGGGATTCGAAGTCTCGATAGTCGGAACAACCGTTAGCAATGCTGGTCACAGCAATAATCTGATTCTCAACCAGTTTAAGTGCGTCTGGTTTTAGGTGTTGGTGGATTTTCTCACCGACCGCCAGTCGTGCTTTTACATCCGCGTAGACTTCAGCAGGCAGGACCGGCCCGTAAATCCACTTAGCGCTAATAAGGCTGAATAACATTGGTTTTCGATCATTTCTATGGCGGGGAAGCCCGGTCATTCTGAATAGCGCATCATACAGCGGGTCATTAAAACGCTTCTCCCACGAAGACGGATCGCTAAGCAGAAAGATTGCCTTAATGCGCTCATCATCAACAGGTGCTGTATGGCCGCGAATAATGGCGTCTATTTGTTCGTCACACCAGATTTCAAAATCTACAGAAAGCCAGCGTGCAAAGCGAACAGCCAGTTTTGGATGCAGCCATGTTCCGCCGCCACGATCTTTACGCGCCCGACTGGTTTTTACATACGGGATTTTCCCGTATCTACGCTCAAGTCCTTGAATATATGATTCAGTTTCCGGCAGACGGAGGAATTCATTTGGCACTTTATCGAATTTTTCCGCTGCTGTTGTTGCATCAATCCAGCCATCATCATAGAAGCGCATCGAGTGGCCTTCGAAATTAATTGGGATAATGTTAGACATCATTCTTTCCTTTTTGGTGATATGAGCCAGTTCCCCAGATATGGACAGCCCAAGAGCGGCACGACGGAAGCCACCGTCCTATCTCTGTCTCATATCCCGAAAAGGGCTCCTGGTTTGATTAGCGCGGGGAATGCGCATTTACTGCGGATACAAAAATGCCCCGCGGATGCGAGGCATTGTCTTAAAAGTCACTTGTCGAATTTCTTAAGGCGAGAGATTTTTTAGTGCGGCCCATGCCTCTGCGCATCCATCGCCAGCATTTGTTCTGCCCAGTCCATGACTTCGTCGTATTTCTCCTGAGTCGGCACTCTGGCTTTCTCTTTCTGCGGAAATTTAGCGTTCATGGCGGCCCGGAAGCTGGTCATGGTCATATCCCATGCGTCTGACTCGCTCATGCCGAGGTGAGCAACAGCGGTATAGACGAATGACCGTACATCGAATTTGTCGCTGTATTCACCCTTCTTTCCTTCGAATTCTTCCGGTGGCTGGTCGCCCATTACACCATGAAGAATCAGATGGCGGGCAATCTGGATAACATCCTCGATCGGGATGGCTCCCGGCTTGAACAGAAGTCGCCCCGCACTAGTAACCGAGTAGGAACCGATAACTTCAGCAACGTCACCTTCAGAACAGCGCTTGACTACGTTGGCTGCAGCTGCCGCCATTTCAGCAAAGCAGCGGGCATTAGCCGCTTTTAGTATCTGGGGGTCAGCAATTCTGTGCTTTGGGTAATGGCCCGCATGAACTTTCACGAAAACATCAACGATTTGTTCAGGCGTTCCGATTCGGGACATAGCCAGAAATGAAGGGTTGAGAAATATCTCTTTGTCGCCGGCGCGAATGACAGCCTGGCCGATATCGGTGATTGCTTTCATGAATCCCCATAAGAAAAAGGAGGACGGTGCCTCCTGGCAAGAAGTTACGATGCGTTGACAGTCACTGTGACCGGATTGGTGGTTACACTGGCTGCGGTACTGGAGCTAATCTGACAAGTATATGAACCAGAATCGCCTGTTGTCGCACTGGACTTAGTATATATAGCTGTCGTACCACCGGAGCTCACATTGGTTCCGTCTTTTTTCCATTGATAAGTCAATGATGAGCTATCTGAAACAGTAGCTGCAACAGTGAGAGTCAGGGTGTCGCCAGCAGTCAGTGTTTTACCCTGCGGCTGGGTGGTAATGGTAATAACTGCCCCGACATCACGCACGTCAACCTGACCTGCACTTGATGCCTCAATGGACCACGTTGCCACATCATCGTGTGGAGCTTCATCACCCCATGAAGTAACCATGAATGGCCCTTCGGTGATATCGTTTGGAGAGATGATTTTGAACCACACATACGGCTGGTTGCTGGTCTCCGCTGGCGGGTTATAAACGTGACGCTTCAGCGCGTTTTGCGCGTATACATCCTCTTTGCGGGTAACGCCGTCACCAGAGAACGAAATGTTCTTATAGGTAACAAGATTTTCCTGCGTAAACGCGGCGCTCATATCGGCAGTTGCATCTGCGGTTTCCCACTCTGCATTAACTGTTTTACCGCGCATCATGCCGAGTCGCTGGTAAGCGCTGGCGGTAGGTTGTACTTCCGGGCAGCCAATCGCGTAATAAACGACGACATCACGCCCTGTGAAAGCACCTGCTTCACATGCCATGTCTTTATCTCCGTGTTATCTGGAAATAATGGTTTGAAAGGAAATATCGAAGAGGTAACGGCCTTCTTCGGTCTGGATGGCGGTGATACCGCCGACTGGCTGCATCGAGATGATGCATTCAGTCTGGTAGTCGTCGATCATCGCCTGGCGGATTGCATCAGCGCGGTCTTCAACTTCGTTAATATCACTGTCGTTCTGTCCTGACAGAACAAGGATGCGAAAAAAATCTCGCGTTATGGCTTCCTCGGGCTTACCACCGCCGTTTTGCTGGATAACAAGGTATCTTTCCCCTTCCGTACCTTCCAGCTCGTTCCAGAAGCGTTTCTGGACGCGGTAACCGACATCAAACCCGTGAGATTGTAACCACACTCTCAGCGCGTCATACACCTCGCTACGCGTCATACTTTGTATCCTTGCCTGATGATGGCCTTAATCTCGTTGAGCCCATCTCGCTCGAAGCCTTTACGGAGAAAGTCCGGCTCACCGTTAGGGTCCCAGTAATTCCCGCTGCCGTCCGGCCTTGGCTTACCTTTTAGCTTGCCCTTTGCAGCATTAACCGCGGCTGCATAATTAGCCGTATAACCCACTCTGCCAATCATTCCTGACGGTATTGGTTCGAGCTTCTTGTACTGGCTATTTATGAGGGTCGACGACTTAACGGGGGTAATTACAGCGGCATGATTGGCGCCGGCATTCATCACTAGATAGAGAACCTTCTCCGTGCGTATGCCAGCTATGTCACTAAGTACTCGGCGGGTATTCATCTGGATGCGCTTGATACCTTTAACGGGCATGATTACCTCACGTCATGATTTTGTAATCTGGCTCTTCGCCGAAAAATGACATATCCCAGTCGGTTACGGCCCTGATAACGTTCGCGCCGGCTTTAAGCGGATCTGATAGCGCCGTGGTGTCACCTCTGGCGATGTACCAGTCTCGCTGCGGCATGTTTGCTGTGACGCCATTACGCTTCAGCTCAGTGAAAAAAATCAGGTTCGTGGTGAACTCCTTACCACTGGCATCTACCGCAACTTCATTGTTCGCCGTCCAGGTACAGTCAATCAGGTAGGGAGTTCCGTTTGTCCAGGTGCTGTTCCAGTCGTCGTAGACGCGCGGGTAGATGGTCGCAACATTGGTGTAACTCCAGCGTGCTATTTCAGACATTGCCATCCTTCCACCGGATCACCTCCGGTTTTTCCGCTGCCACCTTTCGACACAACAGATACCAGTCACCGTTGCTTTTGACATAGCCGGTAACGCGCTTACCAATGTCTGTCATCACCCAGACTTTGACGAACGGCTCAGGCAATCGCTGCTTAACCGATATCCATGCCATTACTTATCCCCATTACACATGCAACCACCTTTACCAATCCAGATACCAGCAAACGCTGTATTGGTCGGGTCTGGAGGGATGAGTCCATTGGCACACCTGAATTTGTCAGCGCCACGCAGCAGTGACAATGCCCCCTTCCATCGGTCAGCAAAAGACTGATACCGAAATGAACGCGATGCGCCGTTAGGCGCGGTCTGAGAGCTGATGTATCTATCACCCTGCCCCAACGCCATTAAACCCAGTAAATAGGACTGAATTAGCAGCGCCGTTGCGGGCGGGTAATGTGCATCGAGGCACTCCTGAATACTGTTAGCCTGCTCTACGATAGCCTGCAGAATGAAATCTGGCAGCGTGATACCCACTGACTCCAGATATTCCTTGGCCTGTTCTGTGGTAATCATGCGAGCCTCTTATGGCCCTCCGAAGAGGGCATAAAAAAACCGCTTTCGCGGCTATTCGTCTTCTTCGTTTTTACGGCGTCGGCCTGATTTCGCTTCTGGAGTTGCCGGTGTTAGGTCACCACCCGCCTCTCCACGCATCAGGCGAACGTTCGACTTCAGGGCTGGATGCAGTTCTTTTATATCCACCACATCGCCAACCTTTACGCCGAACCATGGTCGTACAACTTCGTATTTAGCCATACCATTTCCTTACACAAGGTTAGCGCCATAGACAACTCCGGACAGGCCTTGGTCGTCTGCGGTGATTTGCAAACCTTCAGCAGACATGATCTGGAAGTTGTAGTTAACGTTAGGTAACGGACGCGGCAGCGGCACGACGCCAACAGCCATACCAACCAGCGGAGAAATGATGTCCTGACGGCGAACATAGGCAATGAACTCGTTGCCACTGAGCGCAAAGGTCTGGCGAATTTCACGAACAGGCGCAAATGGCAGCACAGCATTCAGTACGTTGCCGCTAACTACGCCGTTTACTACATATGGTTGAGCCAGGTTAGCCCAGATTTCAGGTGACACCCACATCACATCATACTGAGCGACTTTGTTGGCGCGCGCCAGCGTACCAAATGCGCCTTTCCCGAAGAAAGCAAACAGTGCTGTCATATCGGCAGTGGTCAGGTCGATATTTGCGCCACCAGAACCAGAACCAAGGTTGATCTTCTTGGTGTTACGGTGGTTTTTGATACCCTGCGCCGGGTAGGACTGCACCTGAATATTCGGGTCGCCGTTCAGATAGTAGTTGACGCGCTTCTGGTTAAACTTGCGCATTTTAGCCATCTGCGAATCCAGCACAAGGTCAATACCGAGAGAGTTAAGACCAGCAGCATGACGCCAGTTCACACCGTAACCTGCGGTGAATACCGGAATCGGGTCTCCGTCGCTCGCATATTCGGTATGGTCAAATGAGAATGGAGCCTGACCGTCAATGCTTACAGAAACATCATCAGCGATATCACCAATAACGTTGTAAAGCTTTGCTGTTTTGCCAACAGGAAGAACGGTCTGCACACCAATCAGGTCGTTGACGATTTCCATGCCAACCTCCTGATCACGCAGTTGCAGCACCTGACGGTCAATTTCGGCCCAGAAATCACGCGTAAAACCGCCTACAGCATTAACCGCTAGCCATTCAGGAGTCATATTAGAACGATTTGCCGCAATCATGGCATCATGCTGTGCGTTCCACATGTTGCGGTTTGCCCAAAGCTCATTCCAGTGACCACCAAGGCGCGAGTTGGTCGCCAGTGTCTCTTTAGAGAAATACATATATGTTTATCCTTTTGTTACGCGCCTGCAGCGGCAGTGCCAACGCGCATACGAACGCGAATGAAATCGGTGGTACTGGCTGCGATGGTGAACTCGTCCTGGCTGTAGCCGATTACTGAATCGGTGTCGCCAGTTGCCAGTGTGAATTGACCAGCCGCGCCAAGCTTAATCGGGCTGTCCTTCTTGTACGCGCCAGGTACACACAGAAGCGCAAGTTCACGGCCTTCTTCTACATAGTTGCCAACAGCAGAATCGCCAGCAGGAACGGCATCACGAATGCCAAGTCCCTGATGATAAGCGCAATCGATAATGTACATGCGGCCAGTTAATGCAGTGGCTTGTGCGAACTTACCATCACTGTTAATAGTGACGGCAGTGCCTGGCAGTAGTTCTGCGGAGGTGAGGCGGGTTTCGGTCTTGTAGAGCGATTCCCCGTCGATATTAACGCGACGATAACGTGACATTATCCAGGCTCCTTATTTGAAGTATTCAGATGCGGCAGGTGCGCCAGTTTCTTTCTGATGCTGAGCAGAGTTAGTACCCAGCGGTGCGGCATCACCAATGGTTTTGTACATCGCGTCCAGCGCTTCGCCAGACAGGGCGTTAGCCACAATCTCGCCGTGAACTTTTGCCACCGCTTCACGCTTCGTTTTCTCTTCGGCGCGGGAGTTGGCAGTCAGGGCTTCAGAAAGTTGTTGCTGATTGGCCTGTAGCGCATCAACCTTTTCCGCGAGAGGCTTGATAGCCTTTTCGGTATTGGTGGCGACGGCCTCGCTAACCATGCTGCCGATTTGTTCCAGTTCTTCTTTGGTTAAAGGCATGTCGCCCTCCATTTTGTGGTTTGGTGCAGGGTTATCCTGCGGTGTGAAAAATGATTTGAGCTTGTTGACGACGGCAACCCATGAACTCTGGCGCTGAACCTCTGTCCAGGTATCGTCAAAGACAATCTTTCCGCCCTCAGATTTGTATCCGTAAACCTTCGGATCACCATTGTTGAGGATGATTACGGCCTGCGAGTCAGTGAAGTCAGCCACCCAGGCGTATTCTTTCTCTCCGGGAGCGAATTTATCTTTCGCATACTTCTCCAGACGCCGCTCTCGCTCGCGATAGGTTTCGCCAACCAGCGCACCGGAATTAGCCTTCAGTGGCGTGGCGAGGTCAGCGTTAACCATCATCCCTACCCCCTGATCTGGTGTGGCCGCGCCAACCTCATCCAGAAGGATGGCGTCATGATCCATCGCGTGAATTTTCGCAACCCATGAAGCCCCCTGAGCTTTCTGCTCATCGTTCGCTTCCAGTTCTTCCAGGAATACGGCAACGCTGGTATGGATTGGCGGAACATCATCGCCTTTCTCCAGCGCCTCAAGACGCTCAAGAAGACGCTTGCCATCATCTGTACGCTTTGCCACTTCTGTGTCGATCCACTTCTCGACGTAGACACGGTTACCTGACTTCTTGACGTTTTTGTTCCACGCCCCGACATATCCCACATTCAAGCCTTCAGGACTGAAAGCCGAAACAAACTGGCCGTTTACCTGTGGATGTCCCAGCGGTGCCAGCGTCCCTTCCAGACCGGTATAGTGCTGGTCAATTTCGCTGGCAGGATAGAGTCCGCCGTTCATGACCACGTTAGCTGGGAGGGTGTAGGAGGGAACAACCCAGTGCTCACGTCCGTTGTGTTGTTCCCTGCGAATGGCTTTGCTGTTCACTTTTGAAGTGACATTAACCTGTACTTTCATTGAAGATTCTCACGTTTATGCAGCGTGCTTGCGCCCACAACCGCAATGCGAATAATTGGGAACCAGTCCTGCCTGCTTCGCTTTCTCCAGCCCTTTTCTGGCCATGTTGATAACGTTCGGGTAAAGAGGATTTCCCGCCTCATCAACGAGAACAGATACCTGAGTGCATTTGCAGTTGATTGCGTTTCCATTGATGCTGTACCACTCCCTCACATCTTCCGTTGTGTAGAGCTTTCCATGTCGTAACGCGTGAGACTGCCTGGTGGTCGTGCTGAGCGCTGACAAATGCAGTTGACGGGTGAGTATCCCGTATTGCTCCGTTGCCTCATCTGATTCATCCCATCGACCACGGCGCAGCGCGGTGGTAATCTCCGTCCGGGCAATACGATTAGCCCGGCGAGACTCAATACCTGTCTGCTCAGTGATGCGCTTCGCTATCTCCAGAGGGTTCTGTCCGCGCCCGAGACCATCGGTCAGTATCCTCGCCATATCGGCTTTAACAGTGGCACTGATGTTCTTCATTTCCTCAAAGGTGCGAGCGCGAACCAGAATTAGTCTGCGGCGGTACGGCTCACTCAGGAGGATTGCCGATACGCTTTCCTGTCCTGCCGCGTACACGGCTGACTGCTGCGCCAGATTGGCAAATTCCTGCGCCGTGCCGCGCTGATACGCCGGGTTGACGTAATCAGTCCAGAACCAGAACCCAGTCTCGTTATCCGCACCCAAAATCTCATCCACCAGCAATGAGGCATTGCTGAGGAGCATTGATAGCTGGGTGGAGTCGAGTTCGAAGGTGTAGCGCTGGTTTACTGATGGTGATGCAGGAATGCGGTCGAGGATATCCTTGTAGGCTTTGCCAATGCGTTTCATTCGCCTGGCGAACTCGTTCATTGCTCCGCGCTCAAGGCGGTCAGCGCCTGTCGGGTCTTTAAGGTTTCCGGGTAGTATCGGTGATTTCGCTTTCTTCTTCGTCATCATCTATCTCCGGAAGTGGTTCAGGTGAACCCTCATACCCGGCAGCCACACGAATCTCTTCACCAGTAAATACCTGCTCGCCTGTTGCTAATGATGCGCTGTTTATCTGCGACATCTTCTGCGCGGCATCCAGTTTTTCACTATCGCTTTGCGCATTAAGGTCGTCCCAAATAACTGTTTTATGGCCTATCGGGTCGATAATGCCGAGGTTAATCAACTTGTCGCAGAAGTCCTCAATCTCGAATGACAATTCGCCTCGTCGGGACTGGCAGCGAGCATTGAAGTACTTCTGGTCCTCTGTGCTGGAACGCTCGGCCTGCTGATTACCTACGAGAATGCGAGTCGGAATATCTACGCCAGCGGAAGCTGTCTGGAGGTTAACGTCGTAGGTTGCTGTTGGGTCTGCTACGGCAGTGACAAGTGGTGTAACTGTCGCCCCCTGCGTGGTCATTAACACGTCGTTACCCCGGTTAATTTCCCCGGCAACTTCGTTAAACTTTTCCTGTAGCTCATCGATACTCACGCCATACAGCGACGCCAGATTATTGAAGTCGATTTCCTTTTCAAAGTTGACGTTAAGCTGGCGTGCAGCGTTCTTCAGGAACGACTCACCGGAACCACCTTCCACCTTCTCCAGACTGACAAAAGCGTTGTATGCAGGCTCAAGGAAACCGATCGCATCGTCTGTATAGTCACCAAGAATGAAAACTCGATCAGGGTGGATGTCGACACGGCGAGAGGAACCATTGGGTAGAATCTCTGTGTACTGCCACATCTTCGGCTGACCATAATTCTTTGAAACCACTCCGTCATGCCATTCGCTGACTTTCAGTGAACCGGCCCATGCAATACTTACTTTTTCCAGACCACGCCCTTTCGTTGGTTCCAGATTCCACGCTTTATTATCTCGAATATGCAGGAGAATTCCTGCATAGCGGCCAACGAGACGTCGCCGATCAGCATCAAGAAACGCGCGCCAAAGTCGGTTAGTGAAAACCTGCTTAGTTTTGGACTCCCAAGACGTTTCCATGCGTGTTTCATCTGACTTTTCACCCTCAATGATTTCAGGGTTTGACTGCCAGCATTTACCAACAAGCTTTTCTACGGCACCGTGAGCTATACCACCGCGGCGGTAGAGCTTGTAAAGGTCATCGAAGGTTAATTCTTCTTTGAATCCGTATTCACACCAGGCTGAATTACGCTTAGCGTCCAAACCCATTGAAGGATTAAGTAGCCCCATGCGGGCGCGAGCAAGCCTGACGTCATTCAGCGCGTGATTGACGGCTAGTGTTAATTTGTCAGTCATGGATTGTCCGTTATGGTCGTTTAGGTGGTGGAGCAATTCCCCTGGCAGGATATTTGGTGGCACATGGCTGATAACCCGGCCCGCCTTTTCTTTTGCGTTCGCAGCCAGGGCATTTGCATTTGTTTTTCATGATTATTTCCCCCTAAGGCGCTTAGGAATCATCATCCCCATCGATTGAGGTTTGCGTTTGATATACCCGTCAAGACCGTATCGGATTCCATCCCAGCAGTGGTTGTACTTATCCTCGATAATCGGCAAGACTTCGCCAGTGATACGGTCTGTTTTGTACGAGTAAAGCCGCGCCTCTTTCGCTGTTTCTTTGCAGCGAGGATGGATGATGATCTTCTTAAATCCACGTAGGAAAGTGATGCCGTCCTCTACGCTACCCTGCCATTTCTGAGCAGCTGAGATGTTGAATCCCTGCCCTTTGATATGGCTGATAGTTTCTGGCCTGGAGTTGTCGGCTTTGATGGGCCATTTACGCGCTTCAGGGATACCGGGGAATTTCGCATCGTCAGTGACCTCCCAGTCCTCAAGCTGTTTCGGCGTGGCATCGGTTTTGCCTGCATAAAACTTCCACATATCGTCGAGCTCTACGCCATTGCCGTAGGCCTCGTATTCGATGTAGAGGTTGTTATCCAGAATGAACATGCGAATAAGCGTGCTGGGGTCTTTCGCGAATCCGAAGTCAGCACCGAACAGCAAGCGCTCTGATTTCCTCCATAGATTGTCTTCGAAGCTCTGCACGACGTATTTGTTAGCCAGCACCTGCTTATCTGAGTTTTCGAGGTAAGCCCCCTCCCATATCCACGCGTAATCTGCGTAATCAAGGTTTGCCAGGTCTTCCTGTCGCTCTTCCTCAAGCACCGCGGGGAACCATGGATTGTCAACATAGTTCATCTCGACAATAATTGAGCTTTTTGGGGGATTCTTTCTGAAAAGTTTGTCGGTGGCGCTGCCGTCCTTCTCCGGGTTCCACGTAACCCAGATTTCTGAGCCTTCTTCACGAACGGTCGGGCGAAGCTTTTTCCACGCAGTCGAAGAAACAGACTCGGCCTCGTCAACCCAGGCTACAAGAATTCGCGCTTTTGATTTGATGCTGTCTAGGTTATGGCGAAGACCGCAGAATACATAGCTGACCTTGCGGTTCTTTGTCCTGATGTATTTCTCTCCAATGTCGAAGTAATCGTCAAGCCACGCCACGGAGCGAATTGCCTGCTTTACCTCCTCCATGGAGGATTCTTCCAGCGAGTTCATGTATTCTCGAGCGCACAGGATAACTCCACTGATATTGGCTTCTGCCGCTTGATACGCTTTGACGGCAGTCATTAGTGCAAAAGTACGCGTCTTAGCAGATCCACGTCCACCGTGAGCACCACGATAACGGACTCCTTCTGTCGCGAATACAGGAACTAACTTGGCAGGTATCTGGAGGTCAACTTGGCTTTCCATTGGCTGGGTCAACTCCTACCAGGCGAATAGTGGTTGGCTTCGTTGCCATGGTTCCATCAGATGAGGTGTGATCGATAATCTGCTTATCAAGGCCGACCAGCTTAGCTTTGCCCATTGTCGCCGCTACAGCTGCAGATGATTGTGGCGTCTCGGCGCTTAAGGCTTTTTGTCTGGCCTCTTCCAGTTCAGCGAGGAGAGAATCGACGGTGACGTTATGGCGTTGCTTAATCTCGCCCCTCAATTCTTTTATCCTTAGGGCTATCTTAGGGTTATCCTGCAACTTACATGCTTGAACATGTACTGCCTCCGGCTTCATCTTGTCAGCAGCATACGCCGTCCGATAAGCCTCAGAAGCATTACCCGTTTCGATGTATGCCTGACAGAAAGCTTCTTGCTTAATTGTCAGACCTGTCATATTGGAATATTCCACTAGTTATTGAGTATCATGCCTACAGGCACACATAAAACATATTCTGCTTTATCGAGCCTTTACGATAGAAAGCTCTGTAAAACACTCTCGATTTCTTCTACCCCCGCATCGAGATGGCGAGCAATGAGGGATAAACCAGCCATCGAAAAAGCTGCAAACCCCGGTATGCATCGTTATTGATTATCATTGCACACTCACGCAGAAGGAGCTCCCATTAAGGGCTGCGGTCATTGTTAATGCGATGATACTGCGACGATACAACGC